TTCCTTTTAAACTTGGGAATATATTATGACCCATTCTTCTTAGTTCTGCTATAAGTCTCGGCTCTGCACTATCAGCATATATTGGATTGCTTAAAAGATTTTGTTCTTTCAGAAAAATATTAATATCATAAGTAGTCATTTGTGTTCTGTATAAATGCTCTTTAATAAATAAGCTATGTTCTATAACATAAACAGAAACAAGTGTAGTAGGGTCATTGGAATAGCCAAAATCCATACCATATGAAATTAATTTAGCTTCGTCTGGTATTTGTTTAACTTCTGTATAATTAAATATTGTATTTATACTACTTGCTCTTTCTCCTAAACCATAGATTTGCCAATACTGGTCATCTGTTTCTTTTAACCTTTCAATTTCTTCTTTTATTACATCTTCTAAAAAAGGATTATCTAAATATGTAGTTTTATAAAATGCACAATCTTCTCTTGTTATTACATTATCATAAATCCAATGGTATTCATCAGATGGATTAAAGTCCAGTATAATACGTTCCTGTGTTCTAAATATTAGCTGTTGCCAATCCTCCCAATATAACTCATTACCTTCATTAATAAATAGTAAATCTCTTTTACGACCTCTAATCTTTTGCGATTGGTCAAGTGATGTAAACTCTACTAAGTTTCCAAACAGATGGTATTCACTACTACTTTTATTATGGAATTCATCTCTGTATATTTCAAAATGTTTTAATATCTGTAAAAAATCTCTTAATACAGTTGCCCTTAAACTTGGAAATGTTTTACGACATATAGTAACTATCTTGTTTTTATTATGTGTACAATAATGGAATATAATAAATAAAAGAATGTTATAGGTTTTACCACTACGAGTTCCACCTTGCTCAACTACAATTTTCTTGTTGCTATTTACAAGATGTTTGTATACTATATTAGTCTGAATCTTCGGTTTTATCAATTATTTCTATTTGAAAGTTAGTAGGCATTCCATCTGCTCCTGTTATTTCCTGTCGTTCAATGTAACCTCTTTTTTTACCTTTTGTTTTTAAATAGAATATTGTTGCTGATGTACTATTATTTCTTATTTGTGAATGTAATTGACTTTCTGCAAAATCAAGTGCTACATTTTCAATTTCTAAAACTTCTTTTGCAAAACCTTCATCCTCATTCATCCATTTATAAAATGTACTTCTTGGTATCTCTGCATTCCTACAAGCTACTGTAACAACTCCTAAGCTATGCTCTAATGCTTTTAACATTGATTCCTTTTTTATGTGTCTACTTTTGTCCATTTTTTAATTTTTTAATTTTCATACCATAATTGTTAGATTTTAATTCATCCCAATTTATATTTGCTTTTCTTATTAACTTATTTTGTTTAAAAGATGTATAATCTACATAATGATGTATACGACTATATCTCCATTTTACTTTTGCATATTCAGGATAAACATCTGCAAGCATTTTTGATTTAGGTAACGTACCTTCTTTGTCATAAAACTCTGCACTATTACCACCTCTTAACACACTTGTTCTTATTTTAGCTTGTAAAAAAGCATTAAACTGAACTGTGCAATAACCATCTTTTAAAATATCTAATGACAAAATAGTATCTTCATTATACCTACCTCTCCACCTATAAGGAATATCGTTACGAATTAAGTTACAACTATAAATTCTTGTATTACTTACAAATGGTGGTCTCTTTTGTTTAGCTACTTGAAACATATAGTAATTTGGTCCTGCCATATACAGATTTTCATAACGTAAACAAAAATCTTCCATCGCTTTAAATATTGCACCATTACTAACTTTTATTTGTCTGTTTTTATGTGCTCTATAAAAAGAACTAATGTTATCATCCATTACCCAATGCCAAGCAAAGCCATTATCAATAGAATGTTGCCAAGCAAAGTTTCTTGCTCCACCGGGTCCTTTACTTTTTGTATCTCCTAAATTATCTAATGTTTCGTATTCTTCTTGATATTTTTTATCTAATATTAATAATGTAACTAATTTACTATTAATATGTTTTTTGTATAATTCATATTCTTGTTCTTCAATTACAATATAATGTGGAACTTTCATATAAATTAGATAATCACTTGTTAGTCTAATTTCGTATCTACCTTTTGATGGTAAGTATAATGGAAATTGTGGATTCATTTTAATATCTTAAATCCTTTACTTTATCTATTGTTAATTTAGGATGCCATATTGATTTAGTGTCCTTTGTTATATTTTGTCCTATAAGTTTTCCAAACTCTATTCTGTCATCATCATTTTCAAACGATACCATAATTCTATTTTTTGGCATATTATCTTCTTGTTCAAAATCAGGCATACCTACCCACTCATCTGTTGCTATATTTTCTCCAAAGGTTTTTATTTCTAATCCCCAGTCAGTAATCTCTTGTGTATCCCAACCATTAGCAATCATATCCCAATCCCATTCACCAAAGCCAACATTATCTTTTATAATAAATTGTTCTATTTGTTTTTCTGATAGGCTTTCTGCTCTTATAATAAAAACTTCTTTTAATCCAAGTTCTTTACAGGCTCTGTATCTCATATTACCACCAATAATACCACCTTCTTGATTTACTATAATAGGTCTTAATTCTAACATCTCTGGAAACTCTTTAATGCTTTTAACTAACTTATTAAATTTAAAATCTTTTATAATTCTTGGATTATTTGGATTTTGAAATATTTTTTTTATGTTTATTTTTTCAATCATAACTATATATATAACGTAATTTAAATTATTATTTATGTAACCTCTTAATGTACAAACTAATATCAGTCAATTCTTTTAATAATCCTAATAGTTCTCTTTCGTTTAAATTTATTCTATTAAGTCTTTTTTTATTTTTACTGTATGTACAATTTTGTATAATAAATTGAGTTAAATTATTTCTATAACTTACATAATATAAATAATCTTCAGCATCCATTTAATTTAATGTTTTTTAATCCAATTACCTTCAAGGTCTATAACTGTATAATTATGTTCTTTTAATAAAAGGATAGCATCATTTATTGCTTTTGCTTGTGTTCGATAATGTTCAAATATTTGATTTTCGAAAGCGTGTGGTGTATGTGCCATAATTTATAGTTTAATTTTATTTAATTCTTTTTTATATGCTTGTGATGCTTCTTTAGGTGTTTTAAATCTACCTAAATATTTTCTTGTTTTACCAATTCTTATTTCAGAAAAAAAACTTTTACCATTTGTACATTTATATACTCCAGTATACCCAGTTTTATTTGTTTTATCTTTTGTTAAATTTTCTCTATTGGTAATAACTTGTATGTTATATAATTTATCATTTAATTTATTATTGTCAATATGGTCAACTACTAATTTATGACCACATCTTTTGTGATTTAAAAATGCTTGAGCAACTAAAACAGAAATACTTCTATTGTGTGATGGTATATTGTTTTTATATAAAGTAACTGCATACCTACCTTTTCCATTTAAATATTTTATATATTTAATTTTATTAAATTTTATATTTATTACATTACCTAAGTTACTAACTTGATAATGTCCTTTATATTCTGGTACATCTTTCCAAACTTCAATTCCTAATCTACTTAATAATTTATATATCATTGTGTTCTTAATTTTAATAAGCTAAAGCACTCAATATATTTAAGTTTTGCTTTGCTTTTATATTCTTGTTTAAATAATTCATATAGTTTTTTAGTATATTGATATTTTGTAGTGCAATTAATAAAATATTTTTCAGCAAATTTCTTTCCCTTACCTTTAAAATAGTTGACATTGTCAGCAGTATCGCCCATTATCATTTGCTCATAGAAGTTATACAATGCCTCTTGTTCTGTTATATCTAATACTCTTTTTGTTTTTGGATGGTAATTATACATTAAACAAGGGAACTGTTTATAATCTTTATCTATTGAAATAATCATTACATTATCTCTACCAAACTCTTGACTTAATGTGTACCAATATCTTGCCACCATATCATCTGTTTCAATACCAAAGCCAAATTTACTTTTATAAGTATCTTTTACATATTGATGCATATCGTGCAGTAGTGGAGGTAGTGGTTGTTTTTTCCTATTTGCTTTATAGTTGGTAGTTATTAATTTTCTAAAATTACCTTTACAACCATTAAATGTTATTACTTTTTCAATATCATAAGTTATCTCTAAGTCGTTTACAATTTTCATAAACTGCTCATCAAATTTATTTATAGCATCTTCAAGTTTAGTGTAATAAGGTAATTCATCAGGAAATTTTTTTGTTCTGCAACAACTTGCAAATACTAAGCTATCTGCATCAAATAATAGTATCATTTAAAATTGTATTTATAATTATGTCTTTCAACTTCTATTTTTTGATTTGCAAAACAATTCATTCCATTTATATGTGAGTCAGTAGGCACAAAATAATTCCATTTATTTTGCCTTGGAATATAATAAAAAAAAAATGCTGCTCTTTTAAATGTATTTTTTTCATATATAACT